ATCTCCTGCTGCCGGGCGTATGCCTCCTTGTCGGCCGCGCTGCGCGTGTCCTCGAAGGGGCGGTTGCTGAACTCGCGGGTCTTGTCGGGGTCGTCGTCGCCTTCGGGAACGTATTGCGTAATGCGATGCCTGCAATTCGGGTGCATGGTCTCATACCCCTGGTCGTATCCCGGCACATCCGTAAGCCGCGGATACCCAGGCGTCTGGCCGGTGCGTGAATAAACCCGCCCTTCATACGGCGCGCAGATGGCGCAGCCGGCTCGATGCTCGGTCATCTGCACCAGGTCGTGCCCCATGCCGTCCAGTTGCATCAGCAGGCCGGCATTCTGCGACTCGGCGGTCACCGACCGCACCACCATGTTCGCGTAGCTGTCGAGCGCCCACTCGCGGCCCTTGCTGTCGCGGAAGGCCGTCAGGCCCTCGTCGGCGAGTCGCTGCCGCAACCCCTTCTGCGCCTGCCGTATCGTCTGGCCTGTGGTCGTTTTCTCCAACACCGCCTCGAGCTGCGCCGAGCGCCACTGATCGCGGATCCTGCGCCCGACGTAGGTGTGCGCGTCGTGCAGGTCGTCCAGGAGCGAATCGACCAGCACCCGGACAGCGTGCTGATGCACTTTGATCATCCCCGGCGCGATCTGGAATGCCTGTTTCCCGCGTATCGCCGCAAACGGCGCCAGTGCCTCGCGGACGCCCTCACCGTAGACCCGGGGTATGACCTCCCATGCCCACTGCTCGGCAGTCGCGTCCAGCTCGTTCAGGACCCCGCCCACGTCGCGCATGAGCGCCTCGTCGAATGCAGTGGATCGCCCCTTCGCTCGTCGCTCGGCAATCCGCTTCAAGATCTCGAGATATGCCCGTCGGTAGACCTCGATCAGCGCGTCGGCGGCCGCCATAGCATCAAACACTACACCTCACCCGCCCCGCCGGTTGCCTCTTCCTCGCCCCTGCCGAACAGGTTACCTAAATCGATTCTGGCCGGTGTCCGGGTGTCAGGAGGACCGGCCATAGCGCGATCGGTGTCTATCTCGGCGAGTTCGTCCTCAAGTTCCTTCCCTGTGAGCCTGTGCAGACGGCGCACTGCCGATCGGCGGCTAGAAACACCCGCCTCAACCCCCATGGCCTCCGTCTGGGTCTCCTCAAACGGATCATCCGGCAGCCCGTCGCGCCACTCAATACGGACTTCAGCAATATCGGACAGGCTGCGGCCGCGATCAGCCTCGAACCACAGCGCCGCTTTCAGGACGTTGCGTAACGCCGTGTCGAAGTATAGGCGCTTACGGTTAACCTTGGCGAGAGTGCGCAGGAGCCGGAATTTGAGCGCCCGCCCCGACTCCGCCTGGCCCGCCTCGCCCATGCCGAAGGCGTCCGGGCTGGTCTCAGTCACCAGAAATGCTAGTTGTATGAGCTTGTCGATCTGCTTGAACGCGGCGTCGAGCTGCGCATCCCACACTAGATAACGCGGCAGGTTACCGCCGATCTCCTGCGGGGCCTCGACCACGTCCAGGCTGTCGCGCTCGATGTAGTAGCGCTTCGTGGAAGGATCGAACTTCATCATCCCTGGCGGCAGCACTAACTTCGGGCTCTCGTGTTTGTCGAGCACCCTGCTCACGCGGCTGAGTCGGTTGTTCAGCTCGTCCACCAGCGTGTGGATATCGATGTAGTCCGAAACCCCCCGCCAGTCGTCGTCCAATCTCCAGTTCGGCACATACTCTACCAGGAGCCCCGGATACCCGGTTTCCTCCTCCTCATGCAGCTCTGCATACTCCGGCAGTGTAGCTAACTGCACCTGTTGCCGCAGTGTTCCGCGTTCGAGGAGCCACAGCTCGTTCCTGATCATGCCGGGGGTGTGGACCTCGCGCCGCAAGTAAACTCTGTCGTCGAGCTTGCGCTCCCAGGCGATAACAGCGCCAGCCAGCACGCGGACATCGTCAGCCGCGAACTCTGGGTAGAACAGCGCCGGGTTGACCGCGGAGATGATCGCCTCCGGTCGCTCGCTGTAGCTGTAGCGCGGCCCATAGCGGAGCTTGTACACCGCGTCGCCGCGTACGCTGGCGCCCAGGGCCATCTCGTAGTTCAGCGTGTGCATGCCGTTTGCGCGGGTGATGGCGTCCAGGGCGGCCTGCTCCGCCGAGCCCTCATCCCCCGCGACGAATCCCGGCTCCTCGCCGAACAACATGTCCGCGGAGACCAGGCTGACCAGCTTCGGGAAGTTCGCGACGATGTAGACGAGCGACTTGTCCGGCGTCTTGTCGAGCCACAATTGGACGCGCTGGAACACGTCGTCGTGCTTGCCCAGGAACAGTAGCCGGTATGTCGCATATGCCTCGATACGCTCCCGGTGTCCTTCCGGCGGCCACGGATCGCCCGCCTTGACATCAATGATCGACATCCACATCACCAACCTATCGGTTTGCCGGAGTAGCCCCGCGCTGTCGGGGTTGCCAGCTGTTCGTGTGCGCCGGACGCTGCGTCCACTTGATCGTCATGAGCGCCCGCCGGGAACGCCACCAGCTCGTCCAGAAACTCCCCGACCCAGGCCCCGCGCAAGAGCTTCACGTTGCCGGCCTCTGCGGCCGCTGACAGCGGCGACGCCCTCAACAGCTTGGACCCGGTGGTCTTGACACCCCGGAACGCGAATCCCACGAGCACCTCTCTGGCGTAATGGTCAATCGTGTTGACGCCGGACGAGCCGGGCTCCTGCTCCATATAGATGGCAACGCCGCGGCCGTCTAGTTCTGCGGTCTGCCGGACCAGCGCCTCCACTCCCATCGGCGTGGCCCTGGCCCTGCGCACGTCCTCGATGTAGAACACCCCGGTCCTCTCGGCCATGCGGAGGCCGACCGTCCAGTCTGGATCCTTGCCTGGCTTGGCCTCCGTGGCCGCCAGGTCCCAGTATCGCACGGACCTCGCGTCATACGGCACGGCCTGCACGATCTCGAACCATTCCCTCTTGAACATGTTGCCGGCCGGCTGCACCGACCAGTCGCCGTAGCGCAGCTGCCGCCTGGTCACTGGATCCAGTTTGGCGAGGCTCTCCTCGTATTCGGCAATGTCTAGGTGGGGGTTGTCCTCCAGCCGGGCGGACACAAAAGGCCTTCCGTGCTGTTCGCCCTCATCGATGAATCGGCGCTTGACCCACTCATGGCCTATGCCGCCGGGGTTGGATGCCGCGCGCATGCGAAGCGGCACGTCGACTCCCGCCAGCCTGCGCAGGCGGGAGAAGAGATAGCGGTACTGGGTCTCCGTGAACTGGGTGAGCTCATCGAACCCGATGAACTGAAATTCCGCGCTCTGATAGCGGTATTTGTCGTTCTCCGATTCGAGGTAGCCGAAGGTGACCGTCGCCCCGCTGGGAAACGTCCACGTCTTTTCCTTCTCGCTCCACTTGGCGGCAGTTCCCTGCAGCCACTCGGCGGCCCTATCCATGAGTGCGCCGGGCAACGCCAGGTCGGCATACGTGCGCCTCAGAAGCAGCGCAGCGTAACCCGGCACGTCCGCGTATTGCAGCGCGCCCATGAGCAGGCAATCCGACTTCCCAGACCCGGCCGCGCCGCCGTAGAGCGCCTCACGCTCGGGACGCATGAGGAAGCGCGCCTGCTTGAGAGTCGGTTTATGGGGTATCCATCGGTTCTGGAGCACCGTCCCAATCAGCGTCCCCATCAGCAGCTGCTTCCTCTGCAATCTGTTCATACATCTTGGCGTATTCTCGGATACGGGCGAAGAGGTCGACTGCGCCACTGTGTTCCACCTCCGCCCTGACAGCCCCACCGCCGGGCCCGGAGATCTCCTGCTGGACCTTGTCCTTACGGCCCCATCGGTCGGGGAACCTCCGTTCCAGGAAGTCCCTAATAGCTCGGTAGTCTTCCGGCATGTGTTTCTGCCATTGCGCCACCATGCGCACCTCAGCGTTGGACTCCGCTCGCGTGATGGCCTCAAAGAAATCAAAGAACTTACCGGTTTTCGCCTTCTCGCCCCTCAGCATCCAATTCCGAAACGTAGCATAGGTGATGCCAGCATATCCGCAGGCGGCCTCATAGTAGTTGCCGGCTTCAATCGCCTGCACAAGTCGGGACTGCACTTCCGGTGTCAATTTGGTCGGCCTGCCGCCTGCCATGCGTCTCACCTCGCGCTCACTTTGATGGGCCACAACTCGCTGCGTTTGCCAGCGCCCATGAGATGCAATAATCCCAGCGCCTGCAATCTCTCGACAAATGTTCCGTATGAGCCCGGCTGGTTGGTATCCCGTGGCTGTGGTCCCAACAGCAGCGCCTCATCTGGGGCGCACCGGTGCAGACAACTGCGCCACGCAGCCCGCCCTGCAGAACGGGTTGGGAATACCCTGATGCGCTTATTGCGACTATTGAGCTGCCTGAATACGTCCTCTGTATCAACGAAGCACGACCTCAGCATCTCGCCCTCCCACGGGGTATGGGGGCAAGGGTCGAAGTATGTCAGCTTCACATGCACCGCCGGACTATTCGCGGCATCCAGCGGTATCACAGTCTCCGCGAGGTGCGTGATGTGCGAGACATCGAAGCCGGGGTAGTTGGCGATGAAGAATAACTCGCACTTCTGCTTCATACGCGCCGTGACCTCGAACAGCTGTCGTATGGTTTCATCATCCAAGGGTTTCGACATGCTGCGCCGTGCGTCCTCAGTCCATCCCTCAACCCCGAAATGGAGCATCGTGCCCTTGAACCTGTTCGGATCCAGCAGATAATCCGCAACTCGCACTGATTGCGCGTTGACGACTCGAGATTCCACCACTGCCCCGCTGTCGTTCGATACTACGGTGAGCTTGCCCCGCGGTCTAGACTCCACAAATTCCACGATCCTGGTCATCATGCCGAGCGGTATATGCTGATGCGGTTGAGTCCACGACGTGGCGCAAAACTTGCATTTGCCCCTGCAGACCTTGCCGCCGAGCATGTAGTATCTCTCATCACCCGGCACCTTG